ATGATGTGTGAAGTTCTACATAAAGCATATGCAGACCATATAGAAAGAAATGCAGGATATAGAGTAGTAAATGAATATACAGATGAACACGGTCGTACTAATTGGTTATTAGTAAACGACCATATTGAGGACGATTGGAAACCATGAGATTATTAGTAGCAAACTTCGGCGATGTGAGAGTATTTAAAGACCGCTCACTATTTGGATTGCCTAGATGGGTTATAGAAGAAATAGACCCAGATGTAGGATTTAGATATACAACCATTCTATCAGGAATTTGGTATAAAAAAGAAAAAGCAATAAAAATTGCTATGGAGAAACAGAATAAACTAAAATGAAAGTATTAATATTTGGTCTGCCAGGTAGTGGTAAAACTACTATGGCAGCTAGTGTAGCCGAAACATTACCGAACTGTGTGCATATAAATGCAGATATAATGAGACAAGAGTACAATGATTGGGATTTTTCTGAAGCTGGTCGTTGGAGACAGTTTGAACGAATGAAGAATAAAGCCGATGCAGTATCGGAGTCAGGTAGAATAGCAGTATGTGACTTTGTATGTCCATATAGAGAAGCCAGAGAAAAATTTAATGCTGATATTACTATATTTATGGCTACTTGCACAGAATCTATATATGATGATACCAATGATGTATTTGAGTGGCCAGAGTGGGACGAGTTTGATTACGATATACCTGACTTTGAAAGATATGACCACGTAACAATCTGTTGGTTTATAGGGCATAAGTTATGGAATGATACAAAACCAACAGTACAAATGTTAGGAAGATACCAACCTTGGCATAAAGGACACCAAGCACTACTAGAAAGAGCCTTGGAGAAGACAGGACAAGTAGAAATTATGGTAAGAGATATGCCTTTAGATGACAATAACCCATATACTGCAAGACAGATTATAAACAATTTAGAATATAAACTAGCAAAGTATGCTGGTAGAGTAAAATTAAGTACAGTTTCTAATATAGTCAATATTACATACGGTAGAGATGTAGGCTATAAGATAGAGCAAGAACATTTTGATAAAGATATAGAGGAAATAAGTGCCACAAAAATTCGACAAAAATTGTCTTCCGATTAACTTTGATTTAGATACAGAATATTTGTACGATAAGGCAATAAAACAAGAAAGATTACCAATGCCAAAACCTTATGGTAAGGCA